CACTTCCGCACTCGGAATGCTGACGGCACCTATGGCCACCAGAACGGGTACATCATTAGCGCGAAAAGTATCATCCATGGGTTCATTGCGGAGTGGCCGGATCAGTCTCGTGGTGCGCCGTGGATGCACAGCAGCCTGGAGCGATCAAAGCACTTAGAGAAATATGAAGAAGCTGCGATTGTAAAGGCTCGAAGCACTGCGGCAACGATGGCTGTCATGCGGACGCCGGCAGGCGAGCAGGGATACGAGGGCGAGGAGGACGGAGGAGACGGCATTACGCTTGATGCTTTCGAGGCGGGCACAATCAAAGACATAGGCAACAGGGAAATAACTAACCTTGATTCGTCCTATCCGCATCAGATGTATGCGGCATTTGTTAAAAGCCAGTTGCAGGGCATCGCGTCAGGTCTGGGAATTTCGTATCACTCGCTATCGAACGACCTTGAGGGCGTTAACTACTCGTCCATACGCTCAGGGGTTTTGGAGGATAGGGAAGTATACAAAGGATTGCAGAGCTGGTTTATCCGCTCTTTTATGCGGCCAGTGTACGAAGAGTGGCTGTCATACGCTTATATGTCCGGCGCTATCAAGATCAACACGCGCCCACTGGCTCGGCCCATCCAGCAATACATGCCCGCGCACTTCCAGGCACGGCGCTGGGCGTGGGTAGACCCGCTTAAAGACGGCAACGCGAACAAGCTGGCGATTGATTACCGACTGAAATCACACTCCCAAGTCATGCGCGAGCAAGGCGATGACCCTGATTCGGTCTGGCGAGAAATAGCGAGAGATCAATACATGATGAAGCAGTTAGGAATTGCGCCCATTGCAAGTGCTGAACAACCTGTTACCGAGGAAATACCCGATGCCTAAAAGCAAAAACACGATTGAGGCCATGCCGCTGGAGCGCACTTTCACTATTCAAAGTCGCGCAGTGGATGATGAGGCGCGAACAGTAGAAATTTCCTTCAGCTCCGAAGAACCCTATGAGCGGTATTTCGGATCTGAGGTTTTGAGCCACAACCCGCAAAGTGTGAGGCTTGCCCGTCTGAATGGCGGCGCTGCGGTTTTGGTGAATCACGATTCTGGCGATCAAGTCGGAGTGGTGGATTCTGCTCGTATTGATGACGACATGAAGGGGCGGGCAGTGATTCGTTTCAGTAAGTCGCAGCGAGGGCAGGATGTGTTTCAGGACGTGAAGGACGACATTCGCCAGCTAGTGTCCGTGGGTTATCGAATCCATAGATACGAAACGGTGGAGCGTGAGGGCATGTCTGACCTTGTAACCGTCACGGACTGGGAGCCCTTCGAGGTGTCCATAGTCGCTATTCCGGCTGATGCCACTGTTGGCGTTGGACGATCCGCAGAAAAATTACTTGAAACTAAAACTGAAACTACAAAGAAGGAAGTTCCCATGGAAATTATCAAAGAAGAAGTACAGGTTGAGGCGGTCACTTTTGACGCTACAGCAGAGCGCACCAAAATACGCACAGAAGAAAAGAACCGCACAGAAGCTATTCGCGGCCTTTCTGATTTGCATGATCTTGGCGATCTCGCAAAGCAAGGAATTAGCGAAGGCTGGAGCTTGACCGATTTCAACAAAAAAGCGCTTGAAGTAGTAGGCGAGCGAAACCAAAAAGCACGCACTGAGTCACGCCATTCTGGTGAAGTTGATCTGTCTCCGAAGGATCGTAACGAGTTCAGCATGATCCGATTGATGGATGCCATCAGCAACCCGAACGATAGAGCCGCACAGACTCGCGCAGGTTTTGAGCTGGAAGTTTCAGCCGAATCACAGCGCGGATTTGGTAGCGACTTTAAGTGTCGTGGTGAGTTTGTGCCTGACAGCTTACTGTCTGGCAAGCGCGACTTGTCAGCAGGCACAGCTACAGACGGCGCTGAACTGGTTGCCGATAACCTGCTGGCAGCGAGTTACATTGATGTGCTCAGAAACGCTATGGTGACTGCTCAGGCGGGTATTACTATCCTGCCCGGCTTAATCGGAAACGTGTCGATTCCTCGCCAAACTTCTGGCGCGGCATCAACGTGGATCAGCGCTGAAGATGGCGACGCTACCGAAGGTGAGGCACAGTTTGATCAGGTCACACTGACGCCGAAAGACTTGGCGTGCTACACCGAAGTCACACGCCGTTTGTTGCTTCAATCAACGCCCGCTATTGAGGGTATTGTGCGCCGCGACTTGGCGATGGCTCAGGCGCTTGGCATTGACAAAGCGGTGCTTTACGGCACAGCTGCGTCAGGTCAGCCGCGCGGCATCAAGAATCAGACAGGTGTGCAGACGCTTGATCTGGCCGCAGCTAGCCCAACCTACGCAGAGATCATCATCATGGTGCGCAAGGTGTTGGCGGGTAACGCGCTGACAGGTACTCCGCAGTGGCTGATAAGCCCCGCAGGATGGGAAGCACTGAGCACTACGCCTAAGCAAGGCTCTGGTGTTGAGGGCAATTTCATCCTCGGAGAAAATAACCGCATTGCCGGTTATGAGCGGCAGGTGTCCAACCAGGTGACCACTGAGGAATATTTCTTCGGTGATTTCTCTCAGGTGATGCTGGGCGAGTGGGGCGGCCTGGAGATCAACGTTGATCCGTTCACTCAGAGCCTGAAAGGCCGAATCCGCTACATCACGTTTAAGACTTGTGATGTTGCGGTACGTCAGCCTGGCTCATTCTGCTACGCGCACGATGGCATAGTGTAACCCTGTTGTATTGGGGGCTTCGGCCCCCTTTTCTTTTAAGGATTAACCAATGGATTCACCACTACCAAAAACTATCCGATTACTTACTTCCACAATTTGCGGCGGCAAAACTGTTCAAGCTGGGGATACTGTTGATGCCAGTGTGTATGACGCGAGTTATCTTGTGGCAACAGGCTCGGCTGTTTATTCCGACAAGCCAGAAAAGGCAGTCAACAAGGCAAAGAAAGAAAAGAAGCTACCGAATCGAATGATCGCTGATGTGCGGGTTAATAATCGTGACACTGGCGAGTGATATTTTAAGCGATCTGTCTGATGTATTCCTGACTGATTTTGCTGTGACTGTGACAGCAACAACATGGGGCACAGCGCCGCTCGCTATTTTTGATAATGATTATGTTGAGTATAACGACGTGTCAACGGTCGCGCCTTTCTTACTGATGAGGGATTCTGACGTTTCAATCAGTGCGAGGAGTGGCGATTTGTTCACGGTTGATTGCATTAACTATAAGCTGGTAGACAAGCAGTATTTTGATCCCAGTATGACGCGAATTATTCTGGGGCTTGTATGAAAGTAGAGTTCAAGTCAGACAACAAAAAGCTGCAACGACATCTCAGGGAATTGAGCGAGAAACACGCGCCCGCTGCTCAGTCGTTTGCGCTAAACAGCACGGCGGCTTACATCAAGCGCGAGGCTGTCAAGATTGCTTCGAAAGCTACAGGCGTGCCGACCACGATATTAAAGAACAGGATTGCAGTGCCACGCGGTAAAAAGTCTACTATTCGCGGCCTCAAGACTGTGATTTTCGGAGGGCTGTGGCCGGTAAAGGTTGCCAAGCTAAAGCCAGCTCCCAGAAAGCTGAAAAGTGGGGCGGTGAAATACAAGACAATGAAGGGTGAGCCGATTAACCCGAAAGCATTTATGGGCAAAAATACAAACGGTTCAGATAGTGTTTTTGTCCGCAAGGGCACGGCAAGGCTGCCAATCAAGAACGTGACGGTAGAAATTGGCCCGCAAGTAGAGCGAGCAATACAGGGATTTTCTGGCGGCCAACTAGCTAAAGACAAATACAGCAAAATGCTGTTTTCTCAAATGGATAGGCGCGTTCGCGGAGGTTTGATTCGGATGGGCGTGAAAGTCACATGAGCCACGCGAGGCAAAAGATCAGAGATCATATAGCCACGATCTTGGACGCGATACCGGGCATCGAGATATTTAACTCGCGGGTGTATCCGATTGTGACGCTGCCGGTGATATCAGTATTCACGCTTTCCGAGGAATCAAGTTCAGAAAATGAATTATTGACCGCACCTCGAAGGTACAGCCGAAGGCTAATCGTTGATATTGCGATTACCGTGGGCGACTCGGTGGACTGCGATGAAGTGGCCGACGACTTTGCGAGCCTGTGTGAAATAGCAATGGCGGCTGATACCACGCTAGGCGGGAAGGTGACTGATTCGATGCTGGCCACTACCACAACGGAAATGAATGCAGGCGAGAAGCCAATATTCGTGACTAATCTTATTTATGAGATTTGGTACAGAACAACAGCCGGTGATCCCGATAACGTGATTTAACTTAAACCCAATAAAGACCCGCTCCGGCGGGTTTTTTTATGCCTGAAATTTGGAGCCGATTATGGATTTTTACATAGACGAAAAAGGCGACCGTTACGCGGTTGATTTGTTCGGAAAGAAAACATTAACAGATCCGGAAGTGACTGCAGAAGTCGTTTCTCCGGTGCAACCAAAAACACCCAAACCCAAAGCACCGCAAACCGAAGATGAGGATTAAACCATGCCATTATTAGCGCGTAAAAAGATACTGCTTGCCAAGATCGAAAGCACCTATGGCACCGATTCAACCCCCACGGGTGCGGCTAACGCCATACAGACGAGCGACTTGTCAATCACTCCTCTGGCTGGTCCGACTGTATCCCGTAATTTAGATAGATCGGTTCTCGGCGGAGACTTGCAGATACAAGTAGGGACGTTTGTCGAACTTTCCTTCATGGTTGAAATGGCTGGCGCAGGAGCTGTTGCCACGGCTCCGGCCTATGGCCCGCTCTTGCGCGCTTGCGGAACTGCCGAAACCGTTACTGCTGCAACCAGTGTTCGCTATGACCCTATATCAACAGCTCCTCCAGGTCTGTCGATGTATTTTGCGCACGATGGGCAACTGCACAAGGTTGTAGGCGCTCGCGGGAGTGTCGCCTTGCAGATGGATCCCGGCACGCTTCCAAAGTATGCGTTTAGCTTTACGGGTCTGTATGTCGCGCCATCATCCGTAGGCGACCCCACGCCGGATTTTGCTGAGTATATCGTGCCAGTGCC